TGTTTAACTCTGGTCTGAATTTCGCATACTTCATGTAAACGGTGATATCAGACAGAATACTCTGTTCTACGTTCATTTTTGTTTTGTTTTTTAATTAAGTGAAATAATAGTATCAGTATACATAGACTTTGGTTGTACCCCTGAAAAACGTTGTTTGGCAACACCATCTTTAAAGAATATAACTGTTGGCACACTAGTAATGAAATTTTCCTGTACCTCCTCACGAGATGTGTCTACATCTATAGTTTGAAATTCAACATTTGGAAATTCACTTTCCAGTGTTGTAAAAAGAGGAGCAAGCTGTCGGCACGGACCGCACCATGCAGCCGTGAATCGTTTAACCGTTATCATAAATTACTGATTGTGTAGTTATAAATATAGTATATACTTCGTCTAAGATTCGAGTTTGAAAAATTTCTGTTGAAGAAGTTGCCTTTCTTCTACATCAACATTTGAAAAGTCATTTACTGGTTTCTTATTAGTAATACTAGTTTCTATATCGTCATCATCAAGTGGATCACTATCTACTTCAATAAATCCGTTTGATGTATTTATCTTTGCTTTAAAGGTCATACCATCAGCTCCATATCTGTTTTTCATAATATGGAAGCGCCCTGTACCTTCAATTTTATCTTTACGTTTACGGGCTAAGGATATAATTATATCCCCAATCATTATTTTATCATATGATCCAGCTGCATTATCACCTTCAATAATGTCGGATTTAGCCGCTGTTCTATTTGCTTGTGATGGAGATACAATAGGTATACCCTTTTCTTTACCAAATGCTTTAGCAGCTACGTAAACATCATCAATTTCATCTTTACGTTCTTTTCTACCCTTAGTGCGCATATAATCTAGGTAATCGATGATAATTAAATCGGGTTTAAAATCATTTTGATGCTCTAACTGCTGCAAATGTGCCTCTATAGTATCAAATGATGCTCTTTTAGGTGGGTATTCTTTAATGATTACTTTACCCTTTACTTTACCCACTATTGCATCCACCTCTTTACGGTGTAAATGTAATTTATCTACCTCAATACCAGAGAATATAGCATCGTAGCGTTTACCAATGTACCCTTCGCCTAGCTCTAATGAGTAGTGTACCACATTGTACCCTAATGCTGCTGCATAAGCACCCATTGCCGTTACGGCCCATGATTTACCGCCACCTGGGTTACCAAATACTAGTACTAAATCGCCCTTACCATATCCACCTTGTGTTAATTCATTAAATGTAGGCCAAGGAAACGGAATACAGCTACGATCATCCTCGCGATATCTAGCTTCAATATCTAAATTGTAATCTAATCCTACTGTTTTATCCTCGCCTGCTCGTACTGCTTTACCAATTAATTGTAAAATGCTATCAAAATCATTCATTTCAAGTAACTGAACTGAATTTAAGATTGCTTTTTTAACTTGTTGATTGCGGCAGAAATTACTAAATTCAGATTCAACCCATTCTAAATCAGATTGATCTGACATTTTATATGCCTCTTTAAGCGCCTCAGCAATTGATATTCTTAATACTTCATTTTCAATTTTCTTAACCTCAATAGACATTGTCTCTACTGTAGGTGTAGTGTGATATTCTCCAAAGTATTTTTGAACGTACTCTACAACCCATTTATGAGCAGACGATTCAAAATACTCTGAATCAAGTGAATCAATAATATTAATTAGGAACTGTCGTTGTGTTAGTAAGGCACCTAATACCTTAACTTGGAATACAGGTCCGTATGTGGAAAGTTTTTGTAAAGTCGTCATAACCTAAATTTATTTAAAAGAGTTTAGATAACCAAATAATTGTGTTAACCAAGAGGATACATTAGGAATACTTTCTCCTAATTTATCATTATGATATAACTGAATAAAGATTGGTAAATTTAAACTATATGAATTGTTAAATGCATCTTTTACCAGTTGCTTATTTTCAGGTGATAGGAAGTCTCCATCTAAAGACATTAACTGTTGATTAATATACAGTTGACGACTTCTTTCTACAACAGATAAATATAATTTATTTTCATTAATTAATCCTGCTGATTTTTCAATTATACTATCTAAAGTAACTTTATTACCTGTTAATTCTGGGAATAGTTTAATTAGCTTTTTAGGTCCTAAACCAGTAACCCCAGGAACGTTATCAGATGCATCACCTAATAATATCTTATAATTTATAAAATTAATGCTGCTTACCCCAAATTCCTCAAGTACATCTTTTGGAGTATATAATTTCTTTTTAGTAGGGGAGTAAAGTGATACTTTAGGAGATACTAATTGAAGGAAGTCCTTATCAGCAGACATAATAGTTACCTTAGAGGTTTCACTATGTTTTTCAAATTTAGTAGCTAAATAACCAATAATATCATCTGCCTCTAGTCCATCTATACTAACAATTGTAATAGGTAAACATTGTAAATATTGAATCAAACGCTCCATTTGATTGTTAATACTCTCTTGTTCCTCATCTTTTGACTGGAATATAGAGTAATTAGTCATTCGGTTTGTATTTCTATTTGCCTTATAGTCAGGAAATAGATTTCGTCTTGCGTTTGAACCTCCAACACCGTCAAATACGATAATTACTTTAGTAGGATCACACATACGAATAGTGTATCCTATTGATTTTAAAAATCCTGTCAAACCACCAATATGATGTCCGTCAGGATTTATATGATTGATCATTGTAAACGACCTTAAAAATGTATTAAGGCCGTCTACGATCAATATTGAATTAAGTTCTTTGCGTATATCTGGCTGTACGTTGGAGAGTAATTGTTCATATTTACTCTTCTGCATCAGTGTCGATTATATCTTTTATGTTTTCTTCCATTTCGCTTTCTTCAACAACATCAAAATCAGTTGATCCTAAGATTTGCAACCACTCTTTTGAGTGTGCTTTCTTATATTCATCAATTGCTTTTTTATCGTCTTCAATAAAGCCGTGAACTGTCATTACTACAGTTCCTTTTGTTTGTACTCCAGTAACGTGGTTTTTATCAGCTGATATTTTAGTGCGTTTAGCAAATTCAACATCTTTACCATCCTTAGTTGCTTTAATCTTACTTGTACCACTATTGGTTACATTACCAAAGGTAATTACAAATGAAGAATCAAAGAACATAGTATCACCACCCTTATTTTTCAATTTAGGCATTTCCATTGGTGAATTTGGTTTAGCAACCCAAACCTTATTTACAGCAACGAATGTGTTAGTGTATGGTTGATTTTCTTTACGTGATAAAATAATCTTCTGATTGATAAAATTACCAAATTGTTGAGACATTGCTCCAGCATTCCACTCGTTGTTATTTTTATTTGATTCAATAGACAAACGACATGGTACTGATCCAACTGAATCCCATAGGAATAATAAATCAAATGGTAATTTACCTTTTGCTTGCTCGTTGAGTAGATCAGCAATAAATGCTGCTACATCCTCAATTGTATTGAGCGATCCTCTATCTACATAGATGAAGAAACCTTTATAATCTGTAATTTCACCTGTTTCTTTATCAACTACAGGATCCATTTCAAATCCCATTTGTTGAGCATGCTCCCAATTCCATTTCATCTCAGTAACAATAAAGACAGGCAATACACCCATCTTTTGTGCTGCTACTGCTGCCTCAAGCATCGCTGTTGTTTTACCTGTATCCGAGTGGCCACGTAACAAGGTTATGTGGCCCATCGGAATACCAGGAATAGACAGTACATCTTGAAACGCTTTCGAAAGTGGGATCCACTTTTGAGGTTTAAATTTTACAGACTGATCTAGAAATTTAGATTTCTTGAAAGCGTCAATATCAAAGGACTTTTTTAGTGACTCAGATACTACTGAGGTCAAACTACTGTCTTTTTTTGCCATAATTAATCATTAAATAAGTTGTCAAATTTGTCAGCGTTGCTAGTTTTAGCAGCGTTGTTTTCTAAAGTGTAAGCTGGTGTTACTGGCTTGTTGATCTCATTTAAGAAATCATCCTCTTCATCTTCATCTTTCGATGCGATTGGAGTTTCAGTAGCAGCTTCGTCTTCAGGATTTAACCACTTAGATAAGATGTCTTTTAAGGCATCGTAAGTGTACTTACGATTGATTCCTAAGATGTCAGGTTGTTCATCAAGCAATTTTGTTACGAGAGCAGCATCTTCTGAAATAGGAGATGTTTTAGGTTTTACACGTAAATTACATTTAATACCTTTTCTACCAGCAATTACATCTTCAGTAGCCTCAATTGTAAAGTCTCTACCATCTGTGATGTCAGTAAAATCACCATAATCATCATCAGCAGCGATACCAACGAGTTGATCATTAGTTAATTTACCAAATTCCCACAAACGAGCTCCTAAATGCTCTTCACCACGTACTACTACAGCAGCAAAGAAACGAGATTTAGGTTCGATCTTTTTTGCTAATTG